CCTCTACACCGACCAACTCGCCGACCGCCTCGGGGTCTCACGCCAGCGCGTCTTGGCCTACGCCCGCGCCATTGACGTGACGCCCCTACAGCAGACCTCGACCGCCGGGGCACGGCTCCGCTACATCTGGACCCCCGAGCACATCGACGCGCTCACCGATCGCCACCGATGGTACCACTCCACCGAACGCCGGACCGCGACCGCCGCCAAGCGTCGCCGCTCTTACCTCCTCACCTGTTCCCACCGCTACGCCGCCCGCATCGCGGCACGGAGACTCGAATGGCAAGCCCAGCACTCTTCACGCACCTCCTCGCCGTCGCCCTCGGTGTCATCGCCGGTGTCCTCCTGACCAAGCGCGTCGACGCCACCGACCTCGAGACCGCCCATCAAGAGGGCTACAACCTCGCCACCTACGAGGCCGGACTCCGCGCCAAGGCCCGAGGAGCCAAAGCCGCCGCGACCCGACGGCAACGCAAGGCCGACCCGTGATGCGCCGCACCATCGACACGCTCTTGACCATCGCGCTCTTGCTTGCCACCCTTCCCCTGCTCCTCGTCCTGTCCCTCCTCCGCTCGTGGAGACGCACCGATGTCCGGCAAAGGTGACACCCCGCGCCCCCTCTCCGTCCCGCCCGAGACGTTCACCGGCAACTGGCAGAAAGCCTTCGGCCCCGCCATCGACGATGCCGTCGGCTACGACCCGAACCACTACACCCCGCTGACCGACAAGCCCGCCCGCGAAACCCTCGGCGATCCCGAGGAATAGCGCGTCAGCAGCGCGTCACTCGCTTGCTAGGTGGTGGGGTGTAACCGTCCCGGTGTTTCTCCGGTCGCCACTGCACTCGTAAGGCCGACGAGGGCGTACACTCCTCCGAGCATACCACCGCCCGTTGACTCGACCTCGCACCACTTAGCAAGTTGACGCCTGCCTAACTTGTTATAGCTTGACTAATATGCCATTCCCCAAAGGACGACCCCGGCCACCGGGCGCAGGCCGCAAGAAGGGCACCCCCAACAAGGCCACCAAGACCGTGCGCGAGGCGTGGATTGAGGCGTTCGCGCTCGTCAACGAGCAAATCCCGCTCCACGAGTGGGGGGCCGCGAACCCCGAGAAGTTCTACCCGCTCGCCACCAAGCTCATCCCCATCGACGTGACTAGCGGCGACAAGCCCATCGCCCCGTCCGCGATCCGCGTCGAACTCATCGCCCCCTCCATCGAGGACTAATGACAACGTGGGAAGTACGCCACGGGGACTGCCGCGACGTGATGCGGTCGCTCCCCGCCGACAGCGTGGACGCCATCGTCAGCGATCCGCCCTACGGCCTCGCCTTTATGGGCAAAGAATGGGACCACGGCGTCCCCGGCGTTGAGTTCTGGCGCGAGGCGTTGCGGGTCGCCAAGCCGGGAGCGCATCTCGTCGCGTTCGGCGGGACGCGGACGTTCCATCGGCTCGCGGTCGCCATCGAGGACGCGGGCTGGGAGGTGCGCGACTGCCTCTCGTGGCTCTACGGGTCCGGCTTCCCGAAGTCGCTCGACGTGGGCAAGGCGATTGACAAGATGGACGCCGCCGAGGAGCAGATGGCGCGTCGGTATCGGTTTACCGAGTGGGTGCGATTGACCGGCGTCACCTCCAAGCAGATCGACGAAGCGACGGCAACGAATATGGGGGGGCATTACACCACCGCTGCCAGTCAACCTGCGATTATGACCCGCGAACACCTTGAGGCGTGTCGGCATCTACTTGGCGACATCCCCGAATGGGTCGAGCGCGAATGTGACATCCGCAGCGTCGAGAGCCGCAACTTCGCCGAGCGAGAAGTGGTGGGAAGCAAAGCCGTGACGCGAGTAATGGATGGCACAGAATATGTTGGCGGAACTGTTAGGGCAGGACTGGTCAATGTCACCGCCCCCGCCACCGACGCCGCCAAACAATGGGACGGCTGGGGGACGGCGCTCAAACCAGCATACGAGCCGATAATCCTCGCCCGCAAGCCGCTGGTCGGTACGGTCGCGGCGAACGTGACGCAGTACAGGACGGGCGGGATCAACGTGGACGAGTGCCGGATTGGATACGACCCCAAAGACCCCCGCCTAGCGTGGCAGGAGAGGTATGGTGGAAGGGATTACGGTTCAGCCGACAATGATATTTATGCGCCGATGCAGTCGCGCACGTCAGCAGGCAACCCAGCCGGCCGCTGGCCCGCCAACGTCTGCTTCGACGAGGACGCGGCGGCGATGTTGGACGCGCAGACGGGGGTGCTGACCAGCGGAAGCGGAAACAAGAACATCCGCAACCGCGATGACAGAAACGCCTATGGGAATGGTTTGGGAGCGGGAAATGGTCACGGCATCGGCGGCGACAGCGGCGGTGCCTCGCGCTTCTTCTTTGTGGCTCGGAAGGGCCAATGCGACAATGTGAACGATGCGGAACCGACTTTAGGCCAGCCAAGCGTACCCGTAGATTTTGCTCTAAGCGATGCAGTAACTCATCTCGCCCAAGAGAAGTGCGAAGCTGGTCAGGCATCTATCGCCGCCTGCGCTTGCTGTACCCCACTCCACAACCCTGCGTCGAGTGTGGAGCCGATGGGCAGCATCGCCACCACCCAGACTACGCCGACCTTCTGCGAATCGTGTGGGTCTGCTCGCCCTGCCATCGACGCATCCATCAATCAGGAAAGCGTGGCAAGGGAGGAGGGCGTCAACGTCCCGGTGTCGGGAACGCGCTTTCTGTATAGCCCCAAGGCATCCCGCCGCGAACGGGAAGCGGGGCTGGATGGGATGCCAGAACGTCCTGCTGGCTCTATGAATCGAGGGGAAGCAAGCGGACGCGATGGCACAAACCCCAAAAATACCGTGGGGTCGGTTGGAGACATCCGATTGGCTAACTTTCACCCAACCGTCAAGCCGATCGCTTTGATGCGCTGGCTCTGCCGCCTCGTCACGCCACCGGGGGGGCTGGTCCTCGACCCCTTCAACGGCTCCGGCTCGACCGGCTGCGCGGCGGTCCTCGAAGGGTTCCGTTACCTCGGGGCCGAGTTGGACGCCGAGTATGTCGAGATCGCCCGCAAGCGCATCGCGCATTGGGCGGCCCAGACGCCGGACCCGGACCTCTTCGGGTGACCGCGCTCTCGGTCCCCACGCCCAAGGCGTTCGGGTTTCTCTACACGCCGACGCTCGGCCACCTGCGCTACCGCGTGGCCTTCGGGGGCCGTGGATCGGCGAAGTCGTGGCAATACGCCCGCGCCTTACTCATCCACGGCCTGTCCACCCCGCTGCGGATTCTCTGCGCCCGCGAGTATCAAGCGAGCATCCGCGACTCGGTGCATCGCGTCCTCGCGGACCAGATCGAGCTCCTTGGGCTCTCCGGGTTCTACACCATCCAAGAGTCGGCCATCTTGGGGGTCAATGGGACCGAGTTCTTGTTCAAGGGGTTGCGGCGGGACATCGCGCAAATCAAGTCGACGGAAGGCATCGACCTCTGCTGGGTCGAGGAGGCCGAGGCCGTCTCCGACCATAGCTGGCGCACCCTCGTCCCCACGATCCGCAAGCCGGGGTCGGAGATTTGGGTGACCTTCAACCCCGCGCTCGAATCCGACCCGACCTATCAGCGGTTCGTCAAGTCGCCCCCCGAGCGGTCGGTCGTCCGGCTGGTTAGCTACCTTGACAACCCGTGGTTCCCGGCGGTCTTGAAGGAGGAGGCCGACGCCCTGCTCAAGGCCGACCCCGAGGCCCACGCGCACGTCTGGGGTGGCAAGCCGTGGGCGCGGTCGGACGCCCAAGTCCTCGCGGGCAAGTGGCGAGTCGCCGAGTTCACCCCCGGCGAGGGCTGGCAGGGGCCGTACTTCGGCGCGGACTGGGGCTTCGCGCACGACCCGACCACCCTCGTCAAGCTCTGGCTCCACGACGGGCGGCTCTATGTCGAGTACGATGTGGGCGGGGTGCAGCTTGACAGCGATGCGACGGCGCGGGTCTTTGAGAGCGTCCCCAAGGCACGGGAGCACGTCATCCGAGCGGACGCGGCACGGCCCGAGACCATCGCCGAGATGCGGAAGCGGGGGTTCCGATGCGAGGCCGCGCCCAAGTGGTCCGGCTCCGTGCAAGATGGCATCCAGCACCTCCGCACCTACACCGACATCGTGATCCACCCGCGATGCAAGCGGGCCATCGAGGAAGCCCGGCTGTGGCGATACAAGACCGACCCGCGTACCGAGGAAGTCCTGCCCGCCTTGCACCCCGGCAACGATCACGTGTGGGACGCCGTGCGATACGCGTTGGCTCCGCTCATCAAGAAGGGGCCGAGCGTCTTTGTCGTGTAGGGCTTGCGCCCTTGCTTGCTTTCGCGTAATGTGTTGGGTGGCAAGTCCCACCCCTCTACGCACGGGGCGCACGTTTGTCTGATACCGAGCGCAGGTCGTTCCTTTCGCGTGTGAGCACCGCGCTCCGCGCTTTGCGTGGTGACGGGGACGAGTCCCGCGCCATTATTCCGTTGACCTACCCGACCTTGCCCAACGGCCAGCAGCAGATGGCGTTGGTCCGCACGGCGAACCCCGGCGAGTACCGCTACGACGGGGCCACGATCCGCAACATCGGGTTCAACAAGCACCCCGTCGTTCACGCGTGTGTCCGCGTTGTCGCAGACATTATCGCGTCCGTTCCGCTCGTGGTCTTGACCGAGCGCGGCAACTACGAGTCGCGTGTTGGCCCCGAGCACCCGCTCCAAAAGCTCCTCGACTACCCCGGCCCGCGGTTTACCGCTCGGCAGTTCCGGGCGCGGTTCGCGGTGGACTATCTCGGCTACGGGAACTCGTTCTTTCAGATGGAGCGCACGGCTCCGGGCCGCGCCCCGGCCGGGCTTCGCGCCATCAATGCGGAATCGATGCAGCAGGTGTGGATTGACCCCGAGGGTGACCCGCGCCGCTACGACTACGCAAACTGGGCGGGCATTATCGTCAACGTCCCAGTCGAGGACATCCTGCACTTCCGCGACCTCGATATGGGCCGTCCCTTCGAGGCCGAGGTGTTCGGCTATCCCCGTGGGGCGACGGCCATCGCGTCCATCGCCGCGGACAACGAGGCCACGCAGTACGTCCGGCAGGTCGTGACCAACGACGGCACCCCGACGTTCGCCGTGTTGATGGCCGACGAAGCGACCACCGAGGACGCCACCGCGATGCAGGACCGGTACCGCGCTCGTGTGGTCGATCGCGGCAAGCGGGGCACCCCCGCCTTCTTTGGCGCGGTCAAGGACATCAAGCCGCTCGGCTTCACGCTCTCCGACCTTGAGTTCCCCGACCTCCGGCGCGTCTCCCGTGAGGACATCTGTGCCGCGTTCGGCGTGGACCCGCGGATGATTGGCATCGCCTCCGCGTCGAGCGATGCGGGTCTCTCGGGGACGCAGTACGTGGAGGCCCGTGCCCGACTGGTTCAGCACACTATTGAGCCGATGTTCTCCGCGTTGGAGGACGAGCTGAACCATTGGCTCGCGCCCGAGTTCGGTGACGTGTGGGTGACTTACGACCACGATGTGCTCCGCGATCTCATCGAGGACGACACCGCCACCTCGACGCGCATCCGGGCCGAGTACGATATGGGCCTTCGGACGTGGGAGGAGAGCCGCACCGCGCTCAAGCTCTCGCCGTTGCCGGAGCCGACCGATAGCATCCTGAAGACCGCTGGTAAGGATTTGATTCCCGCCGCGGTCGCCGTGATTGACCCGTCCACCATCCTCGACCGGCCGCCAGCGACGGACAACGAGACGCCGATGCTCGGTGCCCCGACGCCCGCCGAAGCGATGGAGGAGGAAGAGGTCGAGGAGCCGGAAGAGGCTGAAGAGGAAGCCGAGGAAGAAACCGAGGACGAGATGGAGGCCGAGGGTGAGGACGTCGAGGACGAGGACGAACTCGAGGACGAAGAGGTCGAGGCGTCCCGCGCCGAGCCGGTGAGCAACTTCCCCGAGGACGGGGACGACAAGAAGGTCACGCTCCGCAACTCGCAGTACGCGCTCTTCCCTGTCGGTGAGGCCGAAGACCTGAAGGAGAACTGGCCCGCCATCTGGTCCAAGGGCGGCAACATCAAGGGCAATGAGCAGTTCGGCAAGCTCGCGCCGATTGCCAAGCGGGGCGGGGTGCCCGATGGGGAGGCCGAGGAGAACGCCATCCGGCTGCGCGAGGCGTGGGTCGCTCGGCACCGGGGTGACTTCCAGTTGGCCGGGGTGGTCGCGCAAATCAAGTGGCTCGCGGTCGGCGATCGCGGTCTCGACCATATGCGGCAGGTCATCCGCGAGGCCAAGGACGCGCTCGAGGAGAAGTCCGACGTTGCGCCCCCGATGGACGAGACGATGAGCCGGAAGCGGGGGATGTGGGAGCGGGCGATGCAGGAACTCGACCGCACCGAGCAGACCTACAAGGCGACCGCCTCCGCGCTCTTCCGCGCCGAGCGGCCCAAGGTCACCAAGTCGATTGCCGGGGCGTCCGACTTCAGCGAGGCCCGCGCTCGTGTCCGTGAGGCGTATAGCGTGACGGGCGACCTTGAGGAGAACTGGCGCGAGAGCTTCACGCCGCTCGTCTCCAAGTCCTACGCCTTCGGTGCGACCGAGGTCGCCGGTGCTGGGGCTGACCTCAAGGCCGACGTGCAGGAAGCGGGTCTAGCGGGCCGCTCTGTGGCGTCCGTTCGTGAGGCGATCCGCAAGCGCACCGCCCGCCTTGCCTCCCTCATTGGTGATACCACGGCCCGCGAGGTCTTGGCGGTCATCGAGGCGTCGGAGCGGGCGGGACTGACGGTCGAGGAGACATCGCGCCTCGTTGGTCGGGCCGTCTATGGCGAGGAGCGGGTCGATGCGCGGTCCACGATGATCGCCCGCACCGAGTCGGCAGGGGCGCTCTCGCAGGGGTCGTGGGACCAAGCGAAGGAGATGGGCGACCTCTACCGCACGAAGGAGTGGCTCGCCTTCTCGGACGCCGAGACGCGGGAGACGCACACCGCGTGTATGGCGCAGGGACCAATCCCGATTGACCAGCCGTTCACGAATGGCTTGATGTATCCGCTCGACCCGAGTGGCGCGGCTGATGAGGTCATCAACTGCCGTTGCGTGTTAGCTTACTCGGACGAGTTAGCGTAGTTCCCGTTTTCACCCTCATCCCCATACCTACCGTATGACCTCCATCGAGTTGACCAAGGAAGAAGCTACCGCCCTCATCCAGCTTTTGGACATCGCCTGCAAGTCGGGCGGTCTCAATGTCGCCGAAGCTGCCACGGTACTTGCACGAAAGATTGCCCCGGCCACGCAGGACAAGCCGGATATTGCCCCCAAGGAGTAACCAATGTCGAAGCCCGTCCGTGACAAGCTCTGGCACCTAACCGACGCGACCCTCGAGGTGCGCGCCGAATCCGACCTGCCGCCGGGCATCGCCGGGCGCGTGTCTGGCGTGGCGCTGACCTACGAGGTCGTCGATTCCTACGGGACGATGTTCTCGCGGAAGTGTGCCAAGCGGTCCATCGACGGGCGGGTGGCCGCTCGCAAGGTGCCGCTCCTGATGGATCACGAGCGCACGTCGAAGGCGCACGTCGGGGTCATTACCTCGATGACCGACGCCGGGGATACGCTTGTGATGACCGCCGACGTGTTCGACACCGCCGAAGGACGGGCCGCGATGGAGTACGTCAAGGCCGTGCTTGCCTCGGGTGCCTCGACGGGGTTCTCGATTGGGTTCATCCCGCGGTCGTCCGAGATGGTGACCATCGACGGCAAGCCCGTCGAGCGGTTCACCGAGATTGAGTTGCGCGAAGTGTCGATTACCCCGATGCCTGCCGTGCCGGGTGCCGAGATTGCCTCGGCCCGGAACGAGGCGTCTGCCCCTGTCGAGGAGGTCGTCTCCGAGCGCACGGAGACCGACCTGCTCACGTTGGCCGCTCGCGTCGCCTTGGATGCGCTTTCCGAGGCCGATCGCCACGCGGTGCTGGTCCGCTACCTCCCCGAGACGCGCTCCGAGACGGCTTCCTCCGTTGCCCCCGTGGTGACCGAGACGCCCTCCTCGACCGCATCGACGGCGCGGTATGCTACGTTGGAGGAGCGCACCGCGGCGGTGCGTTCGACCTTTACTCTCTGATGCAAGGATACACGACAATGAAGACCCCGCTGGTTTCCAAGAACCGGGCCGCGAATGAGCTGCGCGAGCAGGCTCACGCCCTCCGGTCGCAGTTGATGGACCCCTCGGTGGCGTTCACCGCCGACGAGGTGGAGAAGCGCACCGCCGACATCCGCGCCCTCGAGATGCGGGCTGCCGCGGCTGCCGAGTTCACCGGTGACGCCGAGATCGCCCGTCAGGGCGGCGACGAGGGCCTCGTCCGCGTGGACGCTGGGGCCGATCGTGGCGAGTTCGCCGGGATGAAGGACGCGCAGGACGAGGTGCGTAAGGAGCTCTCGAAGGGCTTCAAGAACGTCGGCGCGTACCTCCGTGCCGTCGCGAAGGGTCCGGCCAACCAGAAGGAGGCCGAGACGCTCAAGCGCGTGGACCTGATGACCCGCACCATCACCGGCTCGACCAACGGCGGCGAGTTCCTCCTCCCGCTGACGCAGGTGCCGGAGATCTTCTCGACCTCGAACATTCAGCCGGGCCTCTTCCAGTACGCCCGCCGCTACAACGTTCCGGGCCGGTCGCTCCGCATCCCGTACCTCATTCAGGACGAGGGCACCACGACCCTCAACCGCCCGATGGCCGGTAAGATTGCCAACGTGACCATCGTCGGCGAGGGCGAGACCAAGCCGACCCGTGAGCCGTCGTTCGGTCAGCGGGTGCTCACGATGTACAAGTACGCCGCCATCACGGAGTTCGGGGACGAGCTTCTCGGCGACGACTTCACCGGCGAGCTGCCGTCCGAGGTGACCTCGGCGGTCGGTGGGCAGGTGGTCAACAAGATCAACGAAGACATCACGATCGACGGCACGGGCTCGTCGCAGCCGCTCGGCGCGTTCAACACGAACAACGGCGCGCTCATCAAGGTGCCCCGCGCCACGGCCAGCACGTTCACCGCTGCGGATGCGTTCAAGATGTATCAGGCGCACACGCACGGCCCGAACTCGGTCTGGATGAT